CCACAGCATGTAGCCATCCGCGCCGGTTCCTGTCGGAGCGGTTGAGCCGGTGAAGTTGTTTCGCAGCAGCGTCAGTGCGTCCGTGAGGCGGCTGATGTCGTCCGCCGGATGGGTGCTCGCTGGGGCGATGAGATTGACTGTCCAAGTGGCCATGAGGTGCTCCTATGCTGTCTGTCCGTAGCCGAAGGTGGTGATGTCCGCAGTGCCCGCCTTGCTCGTTCCCGTGCTGTCAAAGAGCGTCACGGTAAAGCCGGTGGTGCTCTTCGCCGTCACCTTCACCGTGTCTCCCGCCGCGCCGTTCAAGACCGTCACCTGCACGGTCTGGAGACCCACATAGGGCGGGCTGAAGGTGTAGCTCGTGCCGCCGATGCCGATGCTGAACGCGGGGATCTTCACGATCCGGTCTGGCACATCGAGGGTCACTGGCAGCGCATAGATGCGTGGAAGGATCGTGGTGTCAGTGGTGGTAGCCGTGACCCTAAACTGGTAGTACCGGGCCGTGTATGTTCCCGGCGCGTAGACGGCCCAGTTGGTCCAGACCAAGTTGTCCACGGAGGTGCGCATCTCGTAGGTTGCGCTCACTGTCCCGGCTGGCCCCTGCCAGGGGTTGGTGTAAGTGCTCCAGGCCGCCGTCCAGCTGCTCCAGGTCACACCCTGGGGCGCCTGCCGGATATCGGGAGTGAACTCCACCCGGACGGGCATGGAGGCGCCCAGATCCACCACGGCGGTCGTGTAGACCGCAGGACTGGACCCCGAGACAGCGATGAGACCGAAGCTGTCTGTGGTGAAGTTCGTCCTAGTGCCCGGCCAGCTCGTGAGCGAGTCGTCCGCCGTCACCACCACATTGGCGATGGTGTCCGCGCTGATGATGATCAAGGCAGCATTAGCCGAGGCGTTCCCGCTGGTGTCCCAGGCCTTGAGCCAATAGTTCCCGCCCTGATAGCGGTCCATGATCGCGCTCGTGGCCACGGTGCTGAGCAAGCTGGTCCCCGTCTCCCAGGACGGGCCCGTGCGCAGCTCGTAGTGGCCTAAGTCAACATCACGGATCGGATCCCAAGTGGCCATGAGCTTGCCGCTGGATCTACTGAGGCGGAAATTCTGCACATCAGACGGTGGCGTGGTCTTGCCAGTGAGGCTGAACGCCACCTCTACGAACGGGCTATATCGCTCCGTCAGCGAGGAGCTGCCATAGACCGCCACTACGCGCACACGATAGGAGCCAGGTTGAACTGGCGAGAAATTCGCCATCGTTCCGGCCACATCCATTTTTTGCCATGCGCCATAATCGAAGCTGCATACGGCGTCGTAGCGCACGGGTTGAACTGTGACACTGGGAGCTGTCCAGATGGCCTGTAGGGAGTTCACTGAGCCGTTTGCCTGGACCCATACAGTCTCGGCCACCGAAACGCTCACGGGAGGCTTGAAGGCTAGCGAAGCTGGGGAGCTGGAACTGCCCAGCGTGAAGCCGTTTTCGATCAGCGCGTATTTGCTTGAGTCGTGGTAGAGAGCCGAAATTTCAACCGTCAGCTTATCCACCGGGCGGATGCCGGTGATGCGCCACTTGGACGGTGTGTCCAGCGTGGCCCACAGGCTCCACTGCGCGAAAGCCAGGGGTGTTGCGGGCAACGCCGAAGTCCAGGTCAGAACCGAGGTGGAACCGGGCGCATTGGTCAGCACCCGGCTTTGGACGGTCCCGTCCGGCATCACGAGGTAAATCGTGTACGAGACGGACGCTGTAAGGGTGATAGGTGCGTCTAGCGTGGCGCTTGTGGTGGTCGCGGAGACCAGGCGCCCGCCGAAACGGGCCATGGTCTTAGCGGGATCCTGGATCAGGATGATGTCACCAGGGCTCGCCGCCAGACCCTCCAGGCCGGTCTGGAAGGTCACGGCATCCTGTTGCAGCTTCTCCGCGAGGATGATGGACCGTGCGTATCGCGTGGCCTGCCCTTCGCTGGTACAGCCCATGGCGACCGCCGTGGCGATGTTTAGGCCGTACCGCGCGATGGAGGGCTCGTCGGCCTCGTAGTGCGGCACGGCCTGGTAGTTCTTTGCGGGGTCGTTCCAGGTCACGATGGCCGCGGTGTGCCGCGCAGCCTTTGCGGTTCCCGCGTAGGTGAACTTCCCGCCCACCACATTGGAAGGACTGAACAGATGGACGGGAGAGGCATCCACATCCTGGACCCACTTCACGAGTCCTGCGGACAGGTAGGTCTGGGCCTGGAAGATGCTCGCAAGGTTCGACAGAACCTTGATAGCGTCCTCGCGCCCACCCATCCAAAGGTTGCAAGTAAACCGCGGCTCTGTGCCGCCCTTGCCATCGGCCACCAGCGCGTCGCAGTACTGTCCGAAGCTGTAGAGACCCCACTTGTCCATGCTCGTGGTGTCGAGGTACTGCCCGGTCCCGTATCGCTTGTGCGTCGCCATATCCCAGAGGACCCAGGCCGGGTTGTTTGACCAGGCGGTCTTGAAGGTCCCGTCCCACACGCCGCCGCTGGTGCCGGTTCCAGTCGTCGCATAGGTGCGGGCGATCGGATCGTAGTTCGCCGGGATCTGGATCTGGCGCATCTTTAGCTTGAACGCAACGCGCGGTATGGAACCGAATGCCTTTGCGTCAAAAGCAATACACATGATTGCGCTATTTGGATAGCGCATGCGCGCGTCGTACAACTTCGTGTACCCTTCCAGGTAGCTCTTGTCCTGGGTGTAAATATCGGTTGCATCCGCCGTGATCCGCTCTATTTTGACTGACCAGCTTGTGCCTGGCCTGGGAAGCTCAATGCGCCACGCAGCCGCGACAAGAGATGATGACTGCGCTATTACAAATCCATTAGAAGGTAGCGCCTGGGACACATATGCGCCTCCATCCGTGCTCACGGAAACTTTAAACACAACAAAAGTCGAGGCAGTTGACCCATCGGGGTTGAGCCTCTGAAGCGCGTTAAAGATGACCTTCACGCGCACCGCATCTACTCCCACATCAGTGATGCTGAGAATCTGTGGAGTATCGAACTTAATTTCAGCCCCCGATGAGACTTCCGTTTCCACATCGGTGAAGCCTGGGATCACTGCTTGTGTATTTGTTCCCCTCACGCCAGCGAAGGTGATGCCCTTGAAGTTGAAGCTACCGTCTTCATTCTGAACCGGTACATCGTTCAGATAGACGCTCTTGAGGTCACCCGTGGATAGCCCTTCGATGGGACCTTCTGAAACAAGATAGGCCACCTGCGCGATTTCATGTTTATCGATATTCGAGACTGAATAAAATGCTGTGCCGAACCAGTGAACGCCGCCTGTGCCAAAGTCACCTGCACCAATAGGCAGCATTACTGCACCGCCACGGATGCGACCCATGGTGTCGTGTCGCCGTCTCCAGTGAGGGTTCCCAGTCCGTCCCCCTCCTGCCCGAACTGGCCAGCGTCTCTCAATACCTCAGGCACGATGCCCGCGCTGATGACCACGCCGCCCACAAGCAGTTCGCCGTAGCCGACAGGCACCGGGCCGCCCTGCTGGATCGTGTTGGCAGGGCCGCCGAAGAGGTAGTTCTGGTCCTTGGTGTTGCCGCCGCTGCCTACCGAGGGTGTCGTGTCGGGCGGACTGAAGAGCAGACGGCTAATGCCGCCGATGGTCAGCGCGATGCCCATGCTCATCAGGTAGCCAGCCACCGCGACATTTAGGCCGGGGATGAAGGACGCCACAATCAGGACGACTCCGACGATGATCTGCCCTACAGCGCTCTTCGCCCCTGCGTACACCGGCACGATCCGGATGGCCTGTTGCCCGCTGGGGGCCTTGATGTCGTCGAGCTTCACATGCTCCCGGCCCGCCAGCAGGCGGTACCCCTGCTGGGCGCCCACGCCCTCGCTCAGGTACTCCCGGAACCCCTTCATAGTCGCGCAGAGCGCCCGGATGGCCTCAGCGGGGCTCGAGACGGCCATCATCCGCGACCGCCCGAAGCGGTCCCCCAGCACCCCGTAGAGGCGCACTTCGGTCAGGGTGGCGGCGGTCATGCAAGCCTCCAGGCGTGGGTCACGAGGTGGGCGTAGCGGTGCAGGGCTTCCCGGCGACTGAGTTGGCCCCACATGTGGTGCAGGATCTGCTCGCCGCCCAGGTAGACCGCCGCGTGGTTCGGGACGCGGGATTTCACCCGCATGAGCAACACATCGCCGGGCTCGATGGTGTCCCGGCTTACCTCGCGGAAGCCCCAGGCCTCGGCGTTGTCCGTGTAGGGACTCTCGCCGCGCTCCCAGAACTTCTCCGTCCGGGCGTAGTCGAGCAGGCGGACGCCGCGGGCGTCCAGGAACCAGTCCCGTACCAGGCTCCAGCAGTCCCGGTGGCCGTAGTGGAACACCCGGCACTCCAGCGGCACAGGCCGCAGCTCGATCCGCTGGAGTCCATCCGTGCCCAGGATGTACCAGGCACGCCCCGAGGCGGCGCAGGCGGCTAAGTCCGAGGCGCTGGGCTCGGCCGGCGCGCCAGGGTGGGAATGGCAGACCGCGATGACCTCGCCGTAGTCCTCGGCCTCGGCCAGGTCCTCGGGATGCAGCTCAAAGTGGTCCCCGGACACGCTGAGGTTCCGGCAAGGCCAGTAGCACTCCCCATCCCCGATGCGCAGGACCAGCCCGCAGGCCTCTCGTGGTGCCTCGACGGCCGCATGGGCCGTGAAGGCGTGGAAGGTCGTCGCCATCATGTGAGCCCCGCCCCGGGGAATCCGCCGAAGGGCAGGTCCCCATTCGCCCCGAACCTGAGCTTGCAGCCACTCAGGCGGTGCGAGCAGGCGTCCAGCGCGGGATCCGTGGTGGGCGTGTCGTCCGCCATCGCGACCGGTCCCCCGGTGTAGGTGCAGGCCGAACTCTCGTCGTTTTGGCGGTAGACCCAGGTGCAGATGGTGGCCTGCACCGTCCGGCCAGGGAGGCGCAGCCCCTCTGCGTCCATGGGTGATGCGAGCTGAAATTCGATGGTGTCTCGGGTCTCAGCGGTCTTCTGGCTGATGACGAAGATGTCCGACCGAAGCTTCGCCGTCTGGTCCGCCGTGGGGTTCACACCGCCCGCGAAGTTCACAGCGTCCAGGAACTTCACCAGGGTCAGCGTCCGCACGACTCGAGCACCCACCAGGTCCGCCAGGCCCTTGATGAGCGCCGAAACCGTCCCATCCAGGTTCGAGACCTGGAGCTTCGGGCGCGGCAGCGTGCCCTGTGTGGTGATCTCCCAGCCGGAGCCCACGATGGGGAACGCAGTGTAGGTCACGCCGCCGAAGACGACATTCCCCAGCGTCTCGTTCTGGCCGCTGTGAAAGTGGTAAGTGGTGTCGCCCAGGGCCGTGCAGTCCAGGTCGAACAGCTCGACCTCCGCACCCGGAGACAGGCCCTGGACCTCTGAGGACGGGAAGGTCACCCGAGCACCTGCTTGAAGGTGGCGGTCACGGTGTCAACGCCGTAATCCACGGGAGTCCGCTTCCAGGCCATGCACTTGAAGAGATAGGTGAGCGTGAAGCTACCGGTCCAAGTGAGCGCCGCGGCCATTTGGGGAGCATTCGCCAGTGTCACCAGGCCGGTGGTGAGGTTCACGCTGTAGTCGGTGACGGTGACGGCAGCCGTGGTGGTGGGGCCGATGTAGGGCGACGCTGAAGATGCTTGCTCTGTCTGCATCCCCCATACATAGAACCCTTGACCCGTGCCCGCATAGCTGTTCGTCGTGCCGTTGTAGGTGTTGATTTGGAACAGTG